GACAAGGGTTGTAAATATTTAGATACTGTATTCCCTGTTGATAAGGTTAACATTAAAGATGTTTCTGGAGCTGGTGATACTTTTATTTCAGGTTTAGTTTGCGAATATGTAAGAACTAAAGATATAAAAAAATCAATTCTTTTTGCACAAGAATGTGCAACAATTGTGGTACAAAAAAAAGGTGTAACCACGATATAATTTAATAAAAAGGTAAACATGCCAACAACAACAAGAAAAAAAACAACAAACAAACAGGAATCAAAAGAACCTGTTAAGACATTTGGAAATAAAAAAGATTTAATAAATAGTATTGTAACTAAAAGACTTAAAAATAAGTTTTTAAGTGAAAATCAAAAACACTATTACAACGAACTAACAACAAACGAAATTACCATTTGTTCTGGTCCTGCCGGTGTTGGTAAGAGTTATGTAGCAATGAAAGCTGCGGTTGATTTATTATTAGATGAGAACAATAGTTATGAGAAGATTATTATTGTTCGTCCAGCAGTTGAAGCCGAAGAAAAATTAGGCTCACTTCCAGGAAATGTGGAAGAAAAATTAGACCCATACATCTTCCCAACGTATTATCTTTTAAATAAAATTATTGGTAAAGAAGCTCGCGAACAACTTAAAAATTATGATATTATTGAAGTATTTGCCTTAGCTTATATGAGAGGTATGAATATCGATAATTCAATTCTTATTTTTGAGGAAGCTCAGAACTCGACTCCTAACCAAATGAAATTATTATTAACTCGTATCGGATTCAATAGTAAGTTTTTTATTTCGGGTGATTTGGAACAAACGGACAGATATAAAGATAAAACACATTCCGGTTTATACGACGCATTAAAGAGATTTAAAGGTATGAAAAACGATAATGTTGGTACTTTTGAGTTTGGGGATGGTGATATTGTAAGAAATCCATTAATTACCAAGTTGTTAAGAAAATACGAAGAATGAAAATAGGTATTGATATTAACGGTGTTTTAAGAGATACTATTGGTAAGTTTGAACAAACTTATGAAAAATTTTTAATTGAGAAGAATGAGGAAATGGATAACCTTATGACTCTTGAAATAAGTGGGGACACTTTTAATGAAGATTCATTTGAAGTTATTAATGAAATTAAAAAAACAAATTTCAAATACGAAAAACTATCTGAAATTACTTCGTTAGAGTTATCAACCCATTACTCTTTTAAAGATAAAGATGAATATTATAACTTTCTATACGAAGAGTTCGCTATGTCAATTTTTGGTCACGCTAGTTCATCAGAATATTCAACGTTTAATTTATTAAACGAAATTTATTCTAATTTAAGAAATGAACACGATTTGATTATTGTTAGTGATGAAATGGGTAAATCAAAACCGGCAACACTATTCTTTTTATCTAAGTTTGGTTGTTTATTAGAACAAATCAAATTTTTTAATTCTGTTACAGAAAATAATATTATTAATGAATTAGATATTTTACTTACCTCAAATCCTAACTTATTATTAAAAAAATACGACAAGACAAAAGTTATTAAATTTGAAACAATTTATAACTCAACAATTGAAACGGAACACACCATCAAGTCTTTATCGGAATTTGAAAATAAACTTAAACAAATTTTATAATGTTAAAAATTTTAAATGAGCATTATTATGTAGACTTAGATAGGTTAGAACAATATGTTAATATGCCTCAACCTACCGGTGATTCTGAAAATCACATCAGTGTTGTGAAATATGATATGATTAAAGTTATGATGGAAGTCTTATTAACTGAAGACGACCTTGTTGACGAAGCTTTAGGAGAAAAGAGTAACGAACTCACAATTCCTTTCAAATTAGCGTTTAACACACTTTTAAATAAAAAAATAATAAACAAATATTAATTTATGACAAACGAAACAATTTCAAAGTTAGAAAAGTCAATTGAGATTTTGAAAGACAAAAAACAAAGAATTTACTTCATGGTTTTAGACACCAAGGGTAACGCTAAGGCATCAATTGCAATGATTTACAGAACCGCAAATGTTTTGTTTAATGAAGGATATAACGTATCAATTCTTCATGAAAAAAATGATTATGTTGGTGTATCAGGATGGTTAGGTGATGAGTATATGAAAATACCTCACAAAAGTTTAGAAAATCAAAATTTAGAAATTTCTCCGGAAGATTTTTTAATTATCCCTGAAATTTTTGGTTATGTTATGCCACAAGTATCTAAATTACCTTGCGCTAAAATTGTATTTAGTCAAGCATACGACCACATTATGGAAACATTACAACCCGGTGAAAGTTGGTCACAATTAGGTTTTACAAAATGTATAACAACTTCAGAAAACCAAAGAAAGTATTTGGACTCTATTATGAAAGGTGTATCATTTGATATTGTTGAGCCGGTTATTAGTGAGTCATTTACAAAACAATCGTTACCACCAAAACCTATTTTTGCTATTCATACAAGAGACCAAAGAGATACTGCAAACTTTATTAAAACTTTCTACGTTAAATATCCACAATACAGATGGGTAACATTTAGAGATATGAGAGGTTTAAGTGAAAAAGAATTTGCAAATGCTTTGTCAGAATGTTTTTGTTCTGTATGGATGGACCCAACAAGCTCATTTGGTACGTTCCCATTAGAATCTATGAAATGTGGCGTTCCTGTGGTTGGATTGGCACCATCTATGACTCCTGAATGGATGAATGAGGATAATGGTATTTGGGTGGGTAATAGAAATCAAGTATTAGATGTAATGGTTGAGTTCTTACATAATTGGTTAGAAGATAATATTGCTGACAAATTGTACGAAGGTATGGAAAAAACGTCATCTCAATTTTCTAATATGGAAAATTTTACAAAAACAATTAAATCGTTGTTTGAACGTTATACCGTAACAAGATTAAGTAACTTCCAAGAACAATTAAATAAACTTCAAGAAACAGAAACTATTAAATAATGGAACAAATATTAGATTTATCAGTTATTTTACCTATCAAATCTGCAATTACTAGAGATTTTGCAGACTTTTTTGATAAAGCAATTAAATCTTTAAAAAATCAACAACTTGGTTTTAAAGAGTTAATTATTGTACATTCATCCGAAGAAAATTTGGTTAATCATTTAAAATCTTATGATTTTGAAAATTTAAAAGTTGTATTAGTACAATATAAAGAAACACCAAATTATTCGGAACAAATAAATTTAGGAGTTAAAAAAGCGAAAGGTAAGTATGTGTCGTTTTTTGAATTTGATGACGAATACGCAACTATTTGGTTTAAAAACGTGCAAAAATATATTGACGTATACCCTCAAGTAGATGCTTTTTTACCATTAGTGATTGATGTAGACGAAAAAAACGCTTTTAATGGTTTTACCAATGAAGCAACTTTTGCAGCAAACATGACATCTGAAATTGGTATCCTAACCAACGAAACTTTGTTGAGTTATCAAAACTTCCAAACATCCGGAATGATTATAAAAAAACAAATTATTGAAGATTTTGGTGGGTTTAAAAAATCAATTAAACTTACTTTTGGTTATGAATTATTTTTACGTTTAACATATAATAATGTTCGTATTATGACAATCCCTAAGATTGGCTACAAACATATGAATATGAGAGATGGTGGTATTTTTTGGAACTACAAAAATGGTTCTGAAGTTATGACTGAAAATGAAGTTAAATTTTGGATTGAGTCAGCAAAAAAAGAATGTTACTTCACACAAGACAGAGACATAAAATATGTAGCAACTGAGAATTAATGAGTAAAAAAGCAACATCACAAAAAAATGATGAGTTGCAGAAGAAAGGTGAAAAAGAACCGGTTAATTATTTTGATGTCAGAGAGGAACAAGCGGTAAGACAATTTTTAATTGCTACCTCAACGGAAGAAAAAAACAAAATATATAATGAGTTTCTTAGAAAACCTTTAGACAAAATGATATCGTCAATTATAAGACGATATAAATTGTATAGAAAAGACATGGATTTTGAAGAAATACATGTAGATACTCACTCCTTCTTGATGACAAAAATTGATAAGTTTAAGCCTTCTAAAGAAAAGAAGGCTTACTCTTACTTCGGAACTATTTGTAAGAACTATTTGATGGGTCAAATTATAAAAGACCAAAAAGAAACAAATCGTAAAATTTCTTATGAAGACATTTCATCTGATTTAGAAAATAATTTTGAATTGTCTTATTCAATTGACGTACATGAAGTTGATACTAACAAAATTATTGAGAATTATATAGTTAAATTACAAT